TTCCTTTAATCTTGTACAAATAACCTTGACCTGGAGTGATAGCCACACTAAGGTAACCACCTGCCATTAGGTTTGCTGCCAATGTAGTAACAGTAACGGATACTGATGTAGCACCGATAGCTGCTGGAGCTGCGACTGCAAGACCTCCTACTGGTGCTTGGTTTGTACTATCCCAAGCGGCGGAAACGTACACTTTACCTGGAACGGTAGATACTGCTCCGTTAAGACAGTAACGATACCCACGTCCATCTGGTGTTTCTGCGTATGCCCCGAGGGTCATCTGCTGGGTAGAAGATGTTGTGTTTACATCTTGCCCTGAAATCTGAACTGCACCTGCTAAACTTGTTGTCATAATAATAATTCTTTAATTAAGTTAATAATAATTAAGATACTCTGCTAAATACATACGCTGTTGCACTTGCAAATACGATTTTGAATGTTGCCATTCCTGATGTTCCTGACGCAATCGTCAAAGGAGTAATTGCTGCTGGAGTTACTGACGCTGTAGCTGTAGTTATTTGAACATCCCAATCTGACTGTACTGCGTTTGTTCCAACTGCCATTGTAATCGTACTTGCACCTGCTGTGTTGTCTACAATAAACTCCAAAGTAGTACCTCGTGCACAACCAGAGATGGCTGCACCTAGTAATGTACCTGTCGGCATCGTAAGCGTTGTACCTGCTGCTGATGTTGACGTAATGTACCCTGTGAGGATTTGAGCGGCAGTAATTGTGTTGGTACTGTTGATTGCTGCTGGAGCTGTAAAGGTAGAAATAGGAGCAGCCGCGAGTGTATTTATTCTTCCTCCTGTCGTTGTAAGTGTTCCGTTAATCGTAACTGCTTTATCTGTTACGATACCGTTTTCACGAACCCCAGGGAGAAATTCTTCTATTTTTTCTGCCATAAGATGATTTTGTTAATAATAATTATCATCTGTGGACTAGACAGTTGTGATACCTGTAAGCTGTCCTGTACGCTTTGGATTCTTACCGATAAGCTCGCCACCTAGGTAGATGTGTCCTACCATTGAAGCAGAGTTTGTTGGCTTAACCCAACCAGACCAACAGAAACCAAGACCCATAACATCAGAGTAATCGTTACCCTCGATGTCTACAGACTTGTAGTTGATAGCTTCTGCAAGACCTACTTTAGCTGCCTTCTCTGGTGGGAGAGCGTAGAAGTCTACAAAGTCCTCATCTATGAAGTAAAGTGCACCTGAAGTAGCCTTTTCGTCTCCAAGAACTGGGAAGCCCTTGAAGAATAGACCTGTAAATCCAGTACCAGAGTAGAATCCAGTACCAGCTTTTCCGTAGTTACCTTGTGTCTTAATCATAGACACGTCCTTTGAGATACGCTCCTGTGGCTGTAGAAGCTGACCGTACAATGAAAATACTGCTTCTGGTGTAAAGCCACAAGTTGGCTTCTGATTACCTGAAGTTACTGCATTGTAAAGTGTGTCCATCTTAGCCAAAGTAAGCGTACCGCCTGAAGCTGTAAGTGTTGCTTTGATTGTTGTGTACGTTGAGCGAGCCAATGTACCGTATGTTGCTACGTTTGTACCATCGTCTACGATTGCAGTAAGACCCAAGAAGTCCTTGGAACCGTTACCTGTACCATCAGCGTAGAACAAAGTACCAACAGCATCAGCCATATCTTGCGCTGAAGATTCACAAGATAGACCCATAAGGTCAATAATCTTTTCCTCTGTGTTGTTTACCCATAGTTCGTCTAGTGGAAGGGAAACTGAAATCTGATAAAACTTTGGAACGAACGCCATACGGATGAAGTTGTCCACTGCTGCGGTTGAGAATGTGTCAAAGCCAGCAAAAGACTGACCTGTTGTGTTACCAGCCCACTTTATTGGAAAATTCATTCTTTCACCTGAATACCTCTTTGCTGCGCCTAGCTGTCGAGTAGCAAATACGTTTCCGTTAAGGAATGTATCAACTACGAACGGCATGAGTTTGTTTTGCGTTGTTGAAGTAACGCGATTGCCCATTGTAGCCATAAAATAATTTTAATGTTAAATAATAATAGTTTAGTTGTCTCTTGAGACTATAGACCTCCATCCTCCTCGTAAGTCGTTTCGGGTCATGTAGCCTTTTGTTTCCTTTGTAGAAGTTTCTCGTGAAACGGTAGCGTCTGCCACGGTCTTCTTAACTTGCATTTTGGCTTGTTCCTCTTGAGCTTGAGACTTTTTAAGGTCAGTCAACAGTTTCATTCCTTTGCGATAGTCCAGATTACCTTGGTCATCAGTTGGGGTGTAGTCAGTCATTACTTTGGCAAGTTCGTTCTTGAGAGTAGCGTCCGATTTAAAGTCTACTTTAAACTCCTTCTCTACTTCATTGAAACGGTCTTGTGTCCATTTATTCCAGTATTCCTTAGTTTCAGCTTCTTTTTGCTGGGCTAGTATCTGGTCTTGGACAATTTCCTGCTTAGCTTCCTCCTTGATACGCTGTCGTTCCTCTTGCCACTTCCGTGCTACGTCCTCATTCTTGCCAATCATGTCAGTCAAGAACTCTGGTTGTTCTACCTCTTCTCGCACGTTTGTCTTTTCAAGAGCTTCGAGACGGGCTTCTAATGCTTCTTTATCAAGTCGCATCTTCTCCCATGCCTCATTCTGCTTTAAAAAGTGTGCCTCATCTGCTAATTCTTTCTCGGTTTGCGACTCCGCAGGTTTTTCAACCTCTTCCTCCTTATCAACAGTCGGATTAAACATTTCTTCTACTGTTTGTCCGTCATGTGGAGAATTCGCAAATAAATTGTCATCGTCCATATAGTTTCTCTCGGGTTGATTTATGGCTCAAACAAGGAAAGCCGTTAAGTTGTTATTCTGCGTCTGTACCTGCTACTTCTTCAGCTGTTTCAACTTCTGGAGTATCAACAACTGGAGTCTCTGTGCTCTCAACTGTAGTTTCTGTAACTTCTTCAGTTGGAGTCTCAATTTTGGTTTCTTCGTCCATGATATGTTTTCATTTAGCTAATAATGGTCCGACTACTTTTTTGGGTCTCCTTGTCTGGTTAAAACTTCTTCGTGTGGGTCTCCGCTGTCATCAAAGGAAGCTCCTGTCGTATCTCCCACTCCTACCACCTGCGTCTCTTTTTCTTCTTTGCTCATATTAGTTTCCTACACCGATACCATTACTTCCTCCTCTCTTCGTTGCTCCATACATAGCTTTAGCATATGCGTCTCTTTGAGAGAGTTGGGGTTTAGGCTGGGTGGTGGGTTTTGTTATGTTTGATAATGCTTGCTTCTGCATGACTTTAGGGTCAGGTTGCATAACAGGCTTTGGGGCTAGTTTCTGCAAGGTTGGCATTGTTTTACTTGCTGGGTTCATTTTGTGTTTCATTAGCTTGTAATGTTGCTTGATGCTCTGCCGACTGACGAGCAATTTCTGCGGCTTGTAATGCTTTGGTCTGGTCTATGATTCCTTGATGTTGGATTTTCTGGTGTTGGTTGGTGTGTTCCATGCTCTGTGCTACTAACTTTTCGTGTGCTGGGTCTGTCTCTGGTTGTGCAGATGGTTGCATACCTGCCTGCTTCTCCATTTGGCGTTTAATGTCATCTGGGGCATCTTTGTAACTAATCATCTCCTGTGGGGCTTTTGGAGGGGCTGGAGGCGGTGCTTTCGGTTGCATTTGCTGTGCTACATCTGGGAACAAGAGTCCTGGGTCAGCCTTCCACATAAAGAGTTGCTCGGCTGACTGTTTAGGATCTGGAAAGTCTAGCTTCTCAAAGAATGTAATCGGGTCAATAGCTTGCATGTTCCATAGGTTCATAACTTCTTCACGCTCTGTAACGGGGTCTTTTGGTATCATAGAACCGTCTTTGACTGATACAGAGAGCTTACTTACTAAGTCAGAGCTTTTAAGTTGGACAAATTCTGTCGCTCGGTCATTACCTATGACAGTAGCTATATGGTTCTGGTCATAGTACACGTACATCATCTGCACGACATAGTTGTATACATAGTCAGAAAACTGCTCTAAATAGGTTGATATACCCCCACCGATACGACTTCCGTCTTGACCTTGAATTATCATCTTGCCTCGTACCGTACGCTCTGATTGAGTTCCTTGTGGTGTAGAACCACGAGTACCAAAGATGTTCTGTAATTCATTACGATAATCTATGAGTGATTCGTAGACGAAGGACGGTAGTGGTGGAGCTGACAATCGTGCTACAGCGTCCCCAACCTTACCATTAGGCACAAAGATAGTTCCGCCACGTTCTGTAGCTTTACCAACGCCGCTTGCTTGCTCTTTCGTGAAGGAATCACCAGAAACAGCCAATCCACCGTTGGTCTTGTCAGCGTTCTTGTCTATCTGTCTTAGTCTCTTGTTTATGAGGTCTTGAAGTGGTAGAACCTGTTGAATGAGGTTTGTATCATCATATGGGCGCAATCCAAGAGAGAAGATAGAAAGCATGGCGTAGGGCTTCTTAGGGTATGAAAAGTGGTTCTTGCCGTCTACTTCGTGAGGTTTTTGCTCTCCCATTTCATCAGTTACATTGGTTGTTTTGTTGTAGTTCCAGTGAGGATTCTTAGCTTTAGCTAGAACTTCATCATCCATCGTCCAGAATACATAGTCATCAGTCCACCATTCGATGTACTGCATCTTAGTTCCTAGCTTCTTGTTGCATTTGTCCTTGATGTACTCGGCTGCTTTAGGGAAACGCTTGATGAGGTTGCGAGCTGACTCTTTACGGTATTCTCCGATGTATTCTCCTGTGTATTCTGCGCTGTCTATCGTTGAATCAGGGTCTAGAATGAGCTTTTGAGGACGAATAGCCACGACAGTGATGTCGTTCTCTTGATTAGACCAGCCTACCTTCATTACTCCGAGCTTGTAGAGTGCCCAGTAACGAGCTACTTGCTTGAGTTTAAGGTTATATGACTGGTCTTTGGACCAGAATTGAAGCATTTTTCGTACTTTTGTAGCTAAATCTTCGCCTGTCTGGGTGTTGTCTCCACTAACGATAGGGTCAGCTGTAGGACGGGTTGCAATAGGTAGGAATGTCTCTAAACTGCCAAAGATTTGATTATCTACCAGTGGGTGTCCTTCTGTTTTGCCTGAACCTTCGTATTGTTGACCTAACCAGTAGGTTTCGTTGTCGTTCTGTGAGACAGCGAGTGCTTTCTGGTAGGGAGCCCATGCAGTTTCCCAGTCTTTCTTGAGAAGGATGAGCTCTTCGTCCTCCATGTCGAGCTTTAGTTCTTCTGTGAGTTCAGAAATAACACCTTCTTGGTGTTCATCCTTGTAGTTTTCATTTGCCTTGTTTACGTCTTGGCTTAGGGATAGGTAGCCAGCCAATAAAGGGTCCATAATATAAAAATAGCGAGACAACCTATGTGGTTGCTCGCTGAATGTTCAGTTAAAGCTATTACTAATATAAGTATCTATGAAACAGAAAACAATGTCAAGTTTTTCTGTAGATAACTTCTTCTTTGCTGACACTTTGTACCATTCCATTAGCGAAGTTTATGGTACATTTACCGAAATTTATGTCGAACACACCTTGCTTCTGTAGCATAACAAATACATCGTGATATTTCTGATAGTCACGAAAGATTATGGCTTCTGGTGTTGATAACGTAATGATAATATCGTCCATATTAGTCTTCATCTCGCCAATCGCTTACCTTTTCAGGGTAACTAAAGTCAAATATCTTCTTAGGATTCGGTGCGTCCATTGTGTGGTCAGGCATTATGTCGAATGATTCTGGTACATAGGTGTTGGTGTTCATAAATACTTTACCGTCTTGTGAGCCGAACTTAGACATTCCTACCAGCCAGTACAGGATTGCGTGCGTGAAGTGGTCGTCATCAAAGCGTTCCCATTTACTCTCTGGAACACCGAGTTTGTTTTCTTCTGTCGTTCTGTACACGTGAGTAAAGTGATTAGCTACATCATACCATTCTTCTTCTGTACCGTTCAAGGGAATACGCTTATCTCTGAATTGGTCTACCATGAGCTGAAACATTCTATTGCGGTCTACGATGACGTTCCCTGATTCTTCGTTCTGTCCCCACTTGATAAGTTGCAGTGTCTTTCTGTCTGCGCGGTAATGACACAAGAATACTCTACCTTGATACTTCTCTCGTATCTTACGTGAGCCTATTAAGTCTCCACCTTGGTCTATTACCATGATAGCGGTTGGATAACGTCTCATAAGCAAATCTAGCTCGTCATAGTCCTTACAGTGTCCATTGTAGAATATCCCTTGTTTGTTACCAATCACATACCAAATAGGTAATCCTGTATCTACCCCGATAACTATTCTACCTTCTTGTTCGTTGACATCGTTTGTGCAGTTCTTGAGAATATCATTAAGGTTTACTTTATCTCCTCCTTGAGTGTACGGCAAGCCGAGCACACGAGTGTAGAACGTATATTGGTCGCCTTTGGAAGCAGTGATTATCTCTTTCGCAGTAACCCACGGACAAATGAATAGCGGAATCCAATAGCCTGAATATGGTCGTTCGTCGCTTATCTTGTACTTAGCTACCCATCTACCATTAGAGCGTTGGTTGTTTGTTATTTCCTTTTTGCAGTCCTTGCACTGGTAGCATTGCTTTTCAAAGTTGATAGATTCGGGGAATGACATGTACTGTTCCTTGCCACATTCACAGGTGATAAACCAATGTTGTTGATTTGACTTCTGCCATGCTGCGTGTACACCAATTTCAGGTAATGATGGGTGAGAGAACAGCCATTCCCATTTCACTTTAGAAGCCTGTAAACGAGATTTGAACTGCTTGATAATCTTCTGATTAGAACTATCTATTTCATCATGGATATTAAGGTCAGATGAGAAGGCAATAGCTTGTGATTCTTTCTCTGCCCCACTAAAGATACAGTTGCTTGTAC